GGGCTGCCCGCACGTCCTTCGTTGTCGTCAGCAGATGTTCGAGCGACACGAACTCCTCTCGCGTGAAGCCGCTCATACCCGCCGCTCCGCGCGCAGCCGCTGCGCCGCGATGTGGTCCACAACGATGCGGAAGGCCGGCTTGTCGAGCTTCGCCAGATCGGCGGCGGTGTAGAAGCGCACCGGCTTGTCCAGCAGCTCCGCCACGTCGGCCGCAATGTCCGCAGCCGCAGCGGCGGGGTCGTCTAGGTAGATTACGGTGGTGGTTGGATTGGCTGGCATGACGTGCTCCCTTGCTGGGAAGCACTTTCGTCTACCGAAAGAGTTTAGTCAAGGGAAATTTCGTGCGGGGAAAGACTAAATTCTAGCAGCCGGTTTAGGGGGCTGGTCGGCTCGTTAAAAGCCGCCCGTATTCGAGCACTCTCTCCAGGTCTTCGTCGCTCAGAGCGCCGGCCAGCTCAGCGAGGCGTCGATAGCGGGTTGCCCGTTCCTTTGCCGGCGGCGCGAACATGAGTTCTTCAGGCTTGGCGTCTAGAATGGCGGCGATCTGATGGAATTGCGCGACTGTCATGCTCTGTGTCCCGGCCAGCCACTTAGATACGGTCGGTTCGGATATTGTCATCCTCTCGGCCAATTCTCTTTGATTAAGGCCGCGATGGTTGAGCCAAGGTTTCACAAACCGAAGGTTCTTCCGGTTCTCGGCGATTTCAGCGCGGGTAAGAGACTTATCGGGCATGGCTATATATTCAACGGCGGTAGCTGAGAGGGGGAAGGCAGGGAGACGAAATCTTGCTTGACCCGAAACTTTCGTTAGCCTAAAGTCGCGTCATGGCGATCAAAGACCTCTTCGTATCGGCGCGGCAAAAAGGGCTTCGGCAGACGGATATCGCCAAGGCCCTTGGCGTTTCTGAAGGCACCATCAGCAAGTGGGCCAACGGGGACGCTCACGTGCCTCCCCTCATGATCCGGCCGCTAGCTGGGCTTCTCGGGGTGCCAGTTGACACTCTGGTGCCGTCACTTGAAGCCCCACAGGCTGAACGGCGGGTGGCATGACGCCGCCTGCGCCACGCTGCCCGTGCCCGCGTCCGCTGCCTGAGGCGCTGTGTGTTGCGCTGTGCGAACGTCTGGATACGGCTGTTCAAGTCGTTCCGCCTCCACAACCCCTCTCATCCGGGTCATAACATGGCAACCATCGGCCTCTGCTTACTCGCGTACATGCTGTCGGCCCTGTTGGTCTCAATGATCGTTGGCGCGGCAGTAAAGCTGTGAGCCGAAAGCATTCCAAGCAGCAGATACAGGACATGCTGAACTCTGGCATGCGGCAAATCGAGATCGCCAAGGCGCTCGGCGTCGGTAAGGGCACGATTGCCAATCTGGTGTGCCGCAATGATCTGCACGATCCACATTTCCCAGAGCGGCGCCAGTTGCCTGGCGTGTCCCGGACGCCGCGCGCGGTCCATGTGCAGAGGATGTTGTTCGCTGGTATGCGCCAGGTCGAGATCGCCGCTGCGATGGGACTCACGCCGGCGACAATCAGCGGCATCGTGAAGCGAAACAAGCTGCGGGATTCGCAGTCGCAGTCGCATGGCCAGCACGGCACTTGGAAGTGGACTGTGCCGGAACCGTCAGTGCCCATCGTTGTGCCGAAGCCGCCGCGCCCAGCCAAGTCCGACAAACCGTTCCGCATGTCCCTAACACCGCTGTCCCAATACCTCGCGGCGGGTCGGCAGATGTCGGTGCCGCGCGATGCGTGAGCCGGCAGCCGTGAAGCTCGACGCCGAGACTGGCCACATCCAGTGCGGCGACGCGTGGGCCGCCCTCACATATCGGCAACGGGATGTCCTGGTTGCGCTCGCACGCTGCGAAGGTCGGCCGCTTCCCCGCGCCAGTCTGATTGAAGCCGGATGGTCGCATGTTCCCGAGACGGTATCGGACAACTCGATCCGGCAGATGCTGTGGAACATCCGAAAGAAGTGCCGCGAGGCAGGTATTCCAGTCGAGATCACGACTGCTCGGTTGAGCGGCTGTTGGTCCTGCTCGCCGATAACAGTCGAGGGCGCGCGGCCTTTCATGATGACCGATACGCTGCGTCGCGATCTTCAGAAGGTGCTGGAGACGTGTCCGGACCCCGCGCTCGTCGATCGCGTGTGGAGTGCGGTCGGTGGTTGATTCTCTTTCTCTCATTGCGCTTCGGCGCGATCTGCGGCCGGCAGCGTTCCCGGTGCCTGCTCTTGGCGTGTTTACCTCCCAAGCAACCAAACTGCGCGGCTGGCCCAGACAGGTCAGCCGCGCTTTTTTCACCAACCGCGCCGGCAAGCGCGGCGTCTCCTTTGCTGTGTTCATGTCCGCACCCTTCCTATGCCCCGACAATGGCAGAAACGGAGTGCGGACCGATGTTTTTGAGAGACAAGGGTTTGTCCATGTCTGACACAACCCTTCAAGAGATGCAGAAAATCACCCGGCTTGCTGCGGAACCTCGCGCGCCGGGTGACTCCACAAAGGCCGCGATTGCTCGTGCAGCACGGTCACTGAGACTGACTTATCGCCGGGCTCGTTCGTTTTGGTACGCCACGCCCGGCACTGCGGTTCGCGCTTGGGAAGCCGACCGCGTTCGTGCCGAAGAACTGCAAATCATCCGCACCAAAAGGCTGCGGCTGGAGCAGGAGCTGCAAGACATCGCGGCGCGGTTAGCCGCACGGGAGATGGGGCAAAATGCGATGGCCGGCAAGAAAGTTGGGGTTCTTGTGCATCGGGTTAGCGAAGGGGTTGTTGCGTGCCGCCGCGTGGCTGGAGGCGAGGGGATGATCGAGGACGCGCGGCAGGGGAGTTTGCTGTCGTGAGCGGTCGTGGAGGGCCTGCGAACGCCCGTGGTAGCCGCTGGTCGCACACCGAACTGCTGTACGCTGTCAAGCTGCGGCAGGAACACGGGCTGGATGAGCACGAGATAGCCGCCCGCACTGACCGGACGCATTGGGCAGTCATATCGAAGCTGTCCCAGCTTGGTCGGTGGCGTCTGGATGGCGAGCGTCGCCCGTTCCTGCCTCCCACGCCTACCGATGATCGGCACGGCTCCCCGCCATACCACAGCGACGAGGACGAGATGACGCTCGCCAAGGCGACGCTGGCCTACGAAATCTCGTGCGCGATCAAAGAACGTCGCACTGCACCGCCGTTTAAGCCGAGTTCCTGGGTATGATCCTGTTCAACGTCACACGCGATGGATGGACCCCCGGCGCCATTGAGTTTCTCGTAGCGTCGTGGCTGCCGGTGAAGACGGTGGATATCGCCGAAGCGCTTGGCTGTTCGCCGCACGCCATCATCGGGAAGGCAAATCGGATCGGGTTGTCGAGGAAACCTCATCCTGGCCAGAAGCACGCAAACCCGATGCCGCGTGTCTATCAGCCATCCAAGGAAAACCGACACCGCCAGCAGATGGAGACGACGTTAGCGCCGCTGGCCTCGCTACCGGTGATCCTCGCGACGCACATGATCCTCGTGCCAGTCAAGCAGAAGCCGCCCGAGACTGTGCCAACGTCGCCAACGCCGCCAACGCCAGCGCCGAGGGTGATCGTCAGAACGTGCCAGTGGATCGAGGGCGACACGAAGCCGCGTCTGTGGTGCGGAGCGCCGTGTGTGGGCGCCTCCTCGTGGTGCGATGAGCACATAAGGCGCGTCTTCATCAGGCGGTCGCATCTCTATCAGGACGCAGCATGAGCACCGCGCGCACCGTAACCGCTTGGGCAATCCAGCGTGGAAGCACCAACCTGCTAGACGGTCACAGGACGTATCTCGACGGCGATCCGGTATGCGCCAGTCGCACACGGCTATTCCGCAACCGTGCGGCGGCTCGGGATTACGCAAAGCAGCACTACGGCTACATCAAGTGTAGCGCGGACTTGCAGAGAGAACCGCACGGCTGGCACGTGCCTAGAGTTGTCCGCGTCACGGTAACGATCGAAGCAGCTTAATCGCGGCCTCGCGCGGCGGGGGCGAATGGAGGAACAATGTCCGACGTACCAGCAAGCATAGCGGCCGACCGGCTTCGCAGCATTGTGGACCGTTACGAGCGGCTTGACGAAGAGGTGCGCGCTCTGCGGAGCGATCAGAAGGACATCATGACGGAGGCCAAATCCGCAGGCTACGACGTGAAAGTCCTGCGTCGTCTCATTGCGGATCGTCGTAAGGATGCGGCGGATCTGGAGGAGATGGAAACGCTGCTGGAGGTGTACAAGGCGGCGCTCGGCATGCTGTCCGACACGCCGTTGGGCACCGCTGCGGTTGCCCGCGAGACGCGCCGACAGGTCGCACATGCCTGACATGACCGCCTGCGGTGTCCTTGGCCTCGATCTGGCGCGCAAATATGGCTGGGCGTACATCAGCCCAAACGGCACATACATTGCGTCCGGCCACCGTCTGTTGAGCAACGGTAGCCGTGGTGAACAGGCGAACCAACTCCAGAATTCCATCGCCGATCTGGTCACTGAATACGGCCCCGACTGGATTGCAATCGAAAAGCCCCACAGCCCGCACTATGGCGCGTCCCGCAACCTCTTCGGCTATGCGATGATCGCCCATTGGGTAGCGCACATCCGCGAACTCGGCTTTGTCGAATTGAGCCGGTCTGAATGCTACCTGTCGATCGTCGGCAAGGGCAACGCCAAGAAGGCATCCGGCGTGCTGTTCGGGCGCCAGTTCAAGCCGCTGCTCAATTCAGACGATGAATCGGATGCAATCCTGGTCGCTATGGCGGCGCACAAGCTACGCGAGCGGAAGGAAGCGGCATGACCCCGACCTTCCCCTGCAAGCTCACCCGCACCGTAGAGCACGAGAGCGACGGGCCACTCACACTCGTCGGTATTACGGGATACCGCGTGCAGTGCCGCAAGTCGGGCAACGAGCTAACCATCCGCGTCTACGACAAGATGCGCCTCATCGGCGAGGCCGTCGCCAAGCAGTACGCCGACGACACCGACCTAACCCGCGACATCTGGGGCGCGGAGATCGTGCTCAACGGGTTCAGCTGGGTTGTCAGCAGTCGCGTCGGTTCCGGCACGCTGGTGTTCTCCGCACCGTCCAGACCGCGCACGCTCGAGGATGTGGAGGCGGAGTTTCCCGAATGATTGCCGCCCTCTATGTGCAGCGTGACGGCTGCTATTCTGGATTGCCCGACGTAGATGTCTGGGATGAAGCCCGTGACGCGCGGCTTTATACCGGGCCGCATTCGGTGGTCGCGCATCCAGATTGCAAGCGGTGGGGTCGCTTCTGGCACGGCAGTACCCGCAAGCCTCACCAATTCAGGCTCGGCGATGACGGAGGGTGCTTCGCTGCTGCGCTGGCCTCTGTAAGGCGCTGGGGAGGCGTTTTAGAACACCCCCGCGATAGTCGTGCCTGGGTAGTGTTCGGGCTTGTGCCGCCGCCTAGGGTCGGTGGTTGGCATTCGGCTGGCTTCTGCGGCGGCTGGACGTGCTGCGTTGAGCAAGGATTTTACGGCCATTGGTCGAATAAGCCCACATGGCTCTACGCGCACAGCGTCGAGTTGCCTCGGTTGCGCTGGGGAACTGGCAAGCAGCGCCTGCATCCGATTGCGCTGGAACGGCACGGCTATGAGAAGGCGCGCCGCATCGGTATGTGCGCGATGATCGGCGGCAAGCTGAAGACCCAGGTCAGGGAAGCGACGCCCCCCGAGTTCCGCGATGTGCTGCTTTCGATCGCGCGGACTGCGACCAGTGCGAGGTTGGCGGCATGAACACCGCATTGCTCACCAGAATCTGCCGCGATGGGTGCGTCGCTCGCCAGTACGCGCACGACACCGAGCCGTTCACAGACATCTGGGGCGCGGAGATCGTGCTCAACGGATACACCTGGTCGGTCTCCGGTCGCGTCGGTTCCGGCGTGCTGGAGTTCTCGTCGCCGTCCAAGCCCCGAACGCTCGCGGATGTGGAGGGGGGGCGGTGATGTATTACGCCTCCCGCACTGGCACACGTCGCAATCTGGATGCCATCGGCAATGCCGGATGGGGCCTTTTGGTATCGCGAGCTGGCGTGTGGCGCACAGAGGCGTGGACCTGCAGCCGAACTGGCGAGCGTCGCAAGTTCAAGATCGTCGGCGACAATGGCGCGTGGGCCGATCACATGGCCGGACGCGAGTTTGATGAGGATCAGTTTGATAGATTTCTGGACTGGGTTTCATCGCAACCCATAATCCCGACGTGGCTCGTGCTACCCGACATTGTTGCTGGCGGCATTCGATCCCTGGAGTTGTCCGTGCGATGGTCCAATCGCTGCCTTGCCGTTTGTCCTCTCGTCCTGCTTGCAGTGCAGGATGGCATGAACGAACAAGACGTAGCGCCTTTGGTCGGGCCAAAGGTTGGTGTCTTCCTTGGCGGATCTACGCAATGGAAGATTTCCAATATGGCACGATGGGGGGAGTTCTGCCGCCTCCACGACCTGCATTATCACGCGGCTCGGGTGAATACCGCGAAGCGCATGGCAGCGGCGATAGCGGCTGGGGCTAACAGCGCGGATGGATCCAGTGCCAGCCGATATGCCGTGACGGTGCCGCTGCTGCATTTTGCCAGCAGGCAACTCGATCTTCTTACACCAAGGAGAGAAGCTAATGTCAGGCTATAAGCTTGGAGGGTTGGAGCAGCGTTTTATAATCGAGCGTGCGGACGGCAAGCCGATCCCGGCTGACCGTCGCTATGCCTTGGTGCTGGATTTCTCTGGTGCCGACCCACACGCGCTCAAAGCGGCCCTAGCCTACGCCGATAGTGTTGAGACCGAGAATCCCACGCTTGCTAGCGACATCCGTGCGGCCATCGCAGATCCTTCCCGCGCCCATCCTCAGCATTGCTACGCATAGCAATGACCTACGCAGTCCACTCTATGTTCCTTACCGCACAAGGCGAGGGCGCCAACCTTGGGCGCGTTGCCGTATTCATCCGGTTTGCGGGCTGCAATCTATGGTCGGGCCGCGAAAAGGACAGGGCAACAGCAGTCTGCCAGTTCTGCGACACGGAGTTCGTCGGAGGTAAGCGGTACACGCCCACCGCATTGGCCGATGCTGCTGTTGCGTTGTTCCCTGGTGATCGCCACCGTATGGTTGTCCTCACCGGCGGCGAGCCGTTGTTGCAAGTTGACAAGCCGCTACTCGATGAACTGCGATCACGCAACTTCTACATCGCCGTCGAGACCAACGGCACAAAGCAGTTGCCGGGTCACGTACATTGGCTTTGTGTGTCACCAAAAGCCGGGGCGCCGTTGGTGTTGTGGAATGCGGACGAATTAAAGCTCGTATATCCGCAGGTTGGATTGGAACCAGAACGGCTCACTGACTTCCACGCCGTTCATCGCTGGCTCTCACCAATGGCTGGACGGCGCACAAAGCCGAACACCAGAGCGGCCGCGTCATACTGTCTCGCTCACCCCGAGTGGCGGCTTGCGATCCAGGCCCACAAGACGTGGGGGTTGGCATGACCCTCCCCACCCTCTGCTTCACCGGCTGGGTCCTCTCGATCAAGCTCGCCGACTACTACCCAGACCTGCTCACCCTGGAGCAGCTCCTGCGCGTCGAGATCGCCAGCCGGCGCGGGCCGGAGCGGCTGAGTGTCGCCGACGCAGGGGACATGGTGGCGATCTGGGCCGGGGTGGTGGGGGAATGAAGATCGGCAACTTCCCGCCGACGCCAAGCCGGTTCCATGATGACGCGTGGCGGCGCGATCGTGGCCATGATGCGATGCAGGCAGAGTTCCTCGATTTCCTGCGTGGGCGACCGACTGTCGCAATCCCAGAGGGCGCGATCGCACATCGCGAAGTAGAGGCAGAGAAGCCGCTGTATTTGCGCGGCCAAATCGTCTCCTACGTCGATTGCTGCGAGATACTGACCATCAACCTGACCACCTTCGTCAGCCTCTTCGAGATCAAGCCCCGCATTGATACCGTCTTCGGGATCGTTCGGCAGTTGAAGTCCACGCTGGATATCGCGAAGCGCAGCATTCCAGGCGATCTATATTTCTGCCACGTCGTGGTGCCGGCGAGCGATCCGAAGCTGGCGGACCTTCGGGCTGAGTGGCTGCATGTGTGGGCCTGGGGTGCGACGTTCGATCAGGAGCAGGTGTGACGCTGATCTCCGATGCCTTGGATGTCGCGTCGCACGGTTGGCCAGTCTTCCCATGCGGCGCGACCAAGCATCCGTGTATCGCCAAGGCTGAAGGCGGCCAAGGCTTCCGCGATGCTACGCTCGACGCTGATCAGGTCCGCAGTCTCTTCCAGCATCCCAACGCCAAACTGATCGGCGTCCGGACTGGCGAAATCTCTGGCTTCGACGTGCTGGATCTGGACTATCGCCACGGCGCCAAGGATTGGGAAGACGCCAACGCCTATCGGCTGCCGGAAACCCGGATCCACGAGACCATGAGCGGCGGCCGGCACATGCTGTTCCGGCATGTCCACGGCGTCCGCAACTCTGCCAGCAAATTCGCTGCCGGCATGGATGTTCGCGGCGAAGGCGGCTACGTGATTGTACCGCCGTCCGCTGGATACCGGGTCATATCCGACGCTGAGATCGCTGACTGGCCGGATTGGCTGCTCGAGATCATCCTCGCCAGGCCAGCGGCGAAGGATGAACGCCCTGCCTCGCGCGCGCCGCTCGAGCTGTCATCCAAGCGCCTCGCGGGTCTAACACGCGCTATCCTGTCTCGAGTGTCGGCCGCGCCGGATGGCGGCAAGCACTTCGCGTTGCGGAACGCTGCCCTTTCGCTGGGCGGTATTCTGGATATCTCGGGGATGACCGAAGCCGAGGCCGCAGAGCGACTGCTAGAGGCATTACCGGAAGGCGTCGCCGATTGGAACGGCGCTCGAGCCACGGCGCTGTGGGGCCTCCAGCGTGGCCGCGATCGCCCACTCGAGCTTGAGGACCGGCCGCGCACCAATGGCCACGCCACCAACGGCAGTGAGGCTCCCCCCGACGCTTCATCAGACCCTGGCTGGTGGCGATCGCTCGAGCAGTCCCTTCTCGAGCGGCCAGAGACTGCGGAAGTCGAGATCGATGAGGAGGTGCCAACCTCCGCAAAGCCGGAATTTGACGGAAAAATCATCGACCCGCCCCGCGACTGGCTGGCGCAAGCGCCCATCCGCGAATGGGTGGTCGATGGCTGGATACCTCGAGGCGTCGTCACTGGCATGTATGGCGATGGAGGGGTTGGGAAGTCTCTCCTTGCGCAACAGCTCCTCACCTCAGTTTCATGCGTCAAGTCATGGCTCGGCCTGAATGTACGTGGCGGCAGGGCGTTCGGCTTCATGTGCGAGGACGATGCGTCTGAGCTGCACCGCCGTCAGGAATCGATCAATCGCGCCTACGGCCTGACCATGCCAAACCTCGAGTTTCTCCGCATCGCTGCCAGGTTCGGATTCGATAACCTATTGATGACGTTCGATGAACGGAATCGCGGAAGTCCCACGGAACTCTTTGCGGAAGTCTGCAAGTTCCTCACTAAATTCCCGCCGACCCTCGTCGTGCTCGATACGCTGGCCGACATTTTCGGTGGCAACGAGATCATGCGTGCCCATGCTCGCCAGTTCGTCCAAGGCATCGGCGGCCAGATCGCGCGCCAGTTTAACTGCGCCGTTGTGATCGCTGCACACCCCTCTGCCTCTGGCATGTCCACAGGATCCGGGGCCGGCGGTTCTACCGCGTGGTCCAACACCTTCCGCTCGAGGCTCTACATGACGCGGCCGGAAGGCGAGGGAAACGATGATGTTCGTCACCTGTCACGCATGAAGGCGAACTACGCCCCCAAGGGCGGCGAGATCATTGTGAAATGGACTGAGGGTGCTTTCTTGCCGGTCGAGAAGGACCCAGTGGGCAACCAACTCGAGTGGTCGCACATCAAGGCGCTCTTCTCCGAGATAGACCGCGCTTGGAAGGCAGACGAAGCCTGGTCCAACGCGCCACAGACGCGCCGCGAGGGCAGATACCTTCCCTTATGGGCGTCAATCCACCTCGGTCTGCAAGAGCGTTTAGTGGTCCATTACCTCGATCGCTGGCTCGCTGGTGGCTACCTGAAGTCGGAGATCGCGGACAGTAAAGCGAAGCGGAGAGGTCTCTCTGTGATCAAGTGGCTTCAACCTCCGGTTGCCAGCCAAGATGCTGCGGAAGTCGGTTAAAATGAACCTCCGCAACTTCCGCCGACTTCCGCAGCGGAGGTTGCGCATACCATGCTTTCCTTACGAAATCCGTGGTTTGCGGAGGTTGCGGAGGTTGCGCCTGCGGAGGTTACAAATGAATATGCTGATGTATCTACTGAATATAATGCGGAGAGTGGCAGGAAACCTACGTTTTCTGCTTGCGGAAGTTATTGCGGAAGTCGCTTGCGGAAGTCCCCCCCTAGTACCCCCCTATATCCCGAGGGGGATATCGCGATCTAGGGATCGCTCACCCCCGGGATATTCCAACCAAACAAAAACAACCGCAGCGTGTGTGCACTCGAGGGCCGCATGACCACCATAGCCGGCCACACCTGGACCGACACGCCAGCGGGCCGAGCCTGCGCGACGTGCCCGATGACGCGGCGACAGCTTCACGCGGCGACGGAGGAAGCGATCGGGCAGCAGGGTTGGGCGCACGTCGGGGCGCTCAACGCGACCGAGTATCGGGAGATCTGCGAGGACAGGGAGGCGGCGTTGGGCGAGCGGGAGGCGATCTGGGCGGCGGTGGTGAGCGTGGTGAGCGGGAGGTGAGCAACCGCCCCTACGCCGCCCCTGTGAGCGCCCCACACGGCGCGCGGGGCATTTCCCGCCACTGGGAGGCGGAAAGGTGCCAGGTGGCATCAGGCGGGGCTGTGAGGGGAGCCTATGGCTAAGCGCGGCCCAAAATTCACCTACACCGAGGAGCTTGCTGCTGAAATCTGCCGGCGTTTGAAGGCTGGCGAGACCCTGCGTGCCATCTGTCGGACGGATGGCATGCCGGCGCCTCCAACTGTCATCCAATGGTCCAAGGATGATATCGGCCCTGGTTTTGGCGAACGCTACGCCCGCGCGCGCGAAATTGGCTACCACCTCATGGCCGAAGAGTTGCTGGAGATCGCGGACGACGGCACCAATGACTGGGTGCAGCGCGAGGGGGCGAACGGCACTGCTGAGACCGTTTTGGACCATGAGCATGTCACACGATCCCGGCTGCGTGTGGATACCAGGAAGTGGCTGCTCGCGAAGGCGCTGCCGAAGATCTACGCCGACAAGCTACTCCACACCGGCGGCGATGGCGTTGGCCCGATCAAGCACACGCTGACGCTGGACTACGATGCGCTGGACGAGGATGAGTTGCTGACGTTTCGGCGACTGCTGGATAAGATGAGCGGGGGCGCGTCGGGCGCTGTGCCGCTGACGATTGAGGGTAAACCAGAGGAGAATGGGAATGAGTGACGCACCACAGTCTGAGCACGACACCGACCAGCCGCAGGTGTTCAGCACGTACCAGCATCGGTGGCTCGTGCGCGAGTTCGAGAAGCTGCATGCGCGGATTGATGAGATGCTGGCCAGCCGGAAGGCCGAGCAGCCCGAGACGCCCAAGGACCCAACCTAACCATGGCCCGCGTGCCAAGCTCTGCCATGGACTCACCGAAGCCACCGGCACCGCTACCTGCGTCCGGCGCGCCGGTTCAAATGACGGTCTACATTGCTAACGCCATCCTGACGCATGCACCACTGACCGCTGCGCAGCTCGAATGCTCGCGGGTCTACTACAAGGCATTGGCCGAGATGCTGATCCAGGGTGGACCGCGTTTCGCCAACGCGCGCCGCGATGCGATCGACATGCACAACCGCGTCGTTCGGTGGATACGTGGGGCACGCGAGGAGGAGGCGCGGCGGAAGACGGTGGTGGAAGAAGAGACGCTGTTGGAGATCAATCCGTGACGCGTCGTCTTGCAGGATGGGACCAGAACGGCCGGTGGTGTGTGATCGAGTTGCCCGATCCGACCTTGCTCGTGCTGGACGACATGAGAGAGCCGCCATATTTCTGGCTCGGCAGAGATGCTGTTGAGGTGTGGGATCAAGGCGACAACTTGGTAAGTGCCGTATACGCCTATGACCTAAGCCGTGGGTTGCTGGAGCGGTAGGTGGTCCAACTCCCCCGCACCATAGACCGCAGCCAGCGCATCGCGATCGACAAGGCGCTGGCCGAGCGACGCCTGATCCACTTCCTCGAAATGGCGTGGCCGCACTTTGACTCGTCGCGATTCACGGGCGGTCGGCACCTAAGCATGATCGCCGAACACCTCGAAGCGGTGACGTTTGGCGAGATTACGCGGTTGCTGGTCAACGTACCGCCGCGCTTCGGCAAGACGAACCTGGTAGCGGTGGCATGGCCCACCTGGACATGGGCGCTGCCGCAGGACGAAGACTACCCGCTTATGGGCGCTGGCGTGCGGTTTCTGTGCGCGAGCTACGGTGCCAACAAGTCGCAAGGCGACGGCGTGACGGCCCGACGTCTGATCGGATCGACGTGGTATCAGGGGTTTTGGGGCGATCGCGTCCAGATCGCCAAGGACCGCGACAATCAAGAGCAGTATGACACGACGGCCGGCGGATCGCGTATCAGCACCGGCATTCCGGAATCGTTGGGCAAAGGTGGCGCAATCCGCATCGTGGACGACCCGCACAAGACGGATCAGGTGGAGAGTGCTGGGGTCATCGCCAGCCAGGTTCGCGCCTATGACGAAGTGTGGCGCACACGGTCTAACGATCCGGTGAACGGCGCTGAAGTTATCATCATGCAGCGGCTTGGTGAGAACGACCTATCCGGGCACGTGCTGGCTGAGAACGATCCGGCGTTGGTGCACCTGTGCCTGCCGGCTTGCTACGAGGAAGGCCGCCATTGCGTGACGGTGATCGGGCAGGACTGGCGCGTGCGGGATGGCGAGCTGCTATGGCCGGCGCGGTATGACGCTGAATGGGCTACCGGACAGCAGAAGCGGGTGGGCCCTTATGCGTGGGCCGGACAGTATCAGCAGAGACCAGAGCCACGCGGCGGCGGCATCATCAAATACCATTGGTGGCAGCAGTTCGGTCCCGACGATCCGTTCCCCAAGCGCGCGGACGGCACACCGGAACGCAATGCGGACGGCTCGGCTAAGCGGCTGAAGTTCCCGCCGTTCTCGTTTGTGGTGTCGTGCCTGGACGGTGCTTATACCGAGAAGGAGGAGAACGACCCTTCGGCGTTGGTGACGCTGGGCGTGTTCTCAGATCCCGAGACCGACATGCCGGCTGTGATGCTGGTCCACGCTTGGCAGGACCGGCTGGCGCTAAATGATCTGGTGATGCGGGTTGGTCAGGACTGCGTTCGGCGCAAGGTTGACCGGCTGCTGATCGAGAACAAGGCATCGGGCATATCGGTCCAGCAGGAGATGCACCGGTTGTTCGCGCGGGCCGGCTACGGGATCGAGATGGTTGATCCGGTGCGGAAGGGTGACAAGGTGGCGCGGGCGCATTCGGTCGTTCCGGTGTTCTCCGAGGGAATGGTGTGGTATCCGAATACCGAATGGGCAAACATGCTGATTGATCAGGTCACGCTTTTCCCTCGCGGTTCACACGACGATTTGGTAGATGCGTTGGTGCATGGGCTGCGTTGGCTGCGGGATAACGGGTTGCTGGCACGGCGTCAGGAGGTCAGATGGCAGGAACAGGACGTGGAAGCGGAGTTCCGTGCGGGGAGCAAGCGCGGGGCGTTGTATCCGGTGTGAGTGAGGACCGCCGCTGCATCAATGGTCCGTGGCCGGGTCGCGAGTTGGTTGCGGCTATGAGCCACATCCATGGGAAGTATCCGCCGATCAGGACTGACGCCAACTACGAGTGGCTGAATATCCCGGTGAGCATTGATGCGCCGCCTCCGCATTCCTGACCCCGCACCACTACCGACCGACGCGCCCAAGTTCGCCGACCGGAAGGCAGCGCGTGACTACGGCCGCCAGCAACGCGCGGCGATCGAGCGGATGCGGGAATTCGACGGCGCACCGCGGGAGTTGCGCGATCTGTGGAATGCGACCGGCCGGCTGAGCGATGCCCGGTATCTGCGGGCGATCGGGGTGACGACGTTCGAGGAGGCTGAACAGATGGTGGCTGACTCGTGACCCGCTGGCTGCTCCTAGCCGTCCTGTCTCTGTCCGCCTGCGTGAACACCGACACGCGGCTGACGAACAGCTCGGGCGCGATGGCAGACTGCAACGCTCAGGCGTTCGGTGTGCTGTGGTCGATCATGGCGCAGATGAGCTACAACAAGTGTGTCGCGTTCTATCGGGACGCTGGGTATGTCGATGTGGTGGGAACGAAGTGACGCCCCTCGAAACCCACCTCGCCGCGGGCTACCGCTTCGCCATGCACGGCGGCCCCGATCCGGCGCCAGCCTGCGCCGCAGCCATCCCCAGAGCCGAACTGGTAGCAGAACTGGCCCGAGTACAGCCCATGCTGGAGCGCGACCACATCTCGCGGGTTCGGTCGGCGTTCATCGAGCGGGTTCTGACGCTCCCCCATCCCTAGCGGGACTCGCGACCTACCACGCACTAACCCTTGCGTGTTAACCACAATCTGGTTAATGTCCTGACCCGCAACCACCCAGTTACGGATGAGCGTCACGATCTCCCTGCCCGAAGGCGCCAACTGGCAGACTGCGGTGTCGTCCGATGGCGATCGCGGCCGGGTTGATCCGCGCACCGGTCATCTGCATGTCGAGACGCCGGAAGGTGGCCTGCTGATCCGCAAGGGGTGGCGCCAGAAGTCCAATACGCCATCGGCCTTTGGAGCCAACCTCGCGGAAGACCTGGCTGGCGACAAGCTGTCCCACGTCGGCGAGGAGCTGTTGCTGGGCATATCGGCCGATGACACCAGCCGGCAAGAGTATCTCCAGACCATTGCCGACGCGATTGCCATGCTGGGGCTGAAGACCGAGGACGTCAGCGGCGACGCCGGTAGCTCGGATGCTCCGGTTGAGGGTATGTCGAAGATCCGGCACCCGTTGCTGCTCAAGGCGTGCATCCGGTTCCAGGCTGACTTTATCGCTGAGATGCTGCCGGCTGATGGCCCGGTGAAGGTGCGTAGCGATGAGGGACAGGCGCCAGGCGCGGCCGGCGACAACGATAACCAGCCGCCCGGTGCTGACCCGCTAAGCGAGGACGATCTGGCGCAGGCGTTGCAGACCGATCTCAATCACTTCCTGACGCAGACGGCCAGCGAGTATTACCCCGACACGTCGCGCATGGCGTTCCGGCTCGGACTGACAGGCTGCTCGTTCAAGAAGGTCTACAACTGCCCGCTACGGAAGCGGCCGGTCTCGGAAAGCGTGGATGCGTCGGACATCATCGTGTCGTATGGCGCGACCGATCTACGCAACGCGCCCCGCGTCACGCACCGGATACCGACGACGCAGGGTGAGGTTCGCAAGCTGGTGCGGGCCAAGGTCTACCGGGACGTCTATCTCGGGCAGCCGATTCCCGATCCAGACCCGGTGCAGATCGCAGAGGCGCAGGCGTCTGGCACCGATCCCTTCCCGCAGTTACCGAGCGACTACAAGCACACGATCTACGAATGCTACACCGATCTGGACCCGGCCACCGTCGGCGATGCTGGCGACGACTGGCGCCCCTACAAGGTCACGATCGATAAGGACAGCCGGCAGGTCCTGGAGATCAGGCGCAACTGGGATCCGGACGACAAGCTGAACAAGAAGGACGACCGGCCGAAGACGGCGCGGCGCACGTTCGTCAAGTATCCCTACATCGACGCCATTGGGTTCTATGCCATCGGCCTGATGCACGTCCTGGGCAACACCACGAAGGCGCTGACCGCGACGTGGCGTGAATTCATCGATGCCGGGCAATTTGCCAACTTCCCAGGCCTAGTCGGGTCTGACTCGATCGGACGGCAGAACACCTCAGAAATGCGTGTCCCCCCTGGGGGGATGAAGTGGATGCAAACCGGGGGCAAGCCGATCCGAGACATGCTGATGCCTCTGCCATACAAGTCGCCAGACCCAGGCTTCATGCAGTTCATCGAACACATCGAGCAGGTTGGCGACCAGCTCGGGGGTACGGCTTCGGTCCCCCTGAACGAGGGCGCACAGAACGCACCGGTTGGAACAATGCTGGCCACGATCGAGCAGGCGCTGAAGCCGGTCGAGGGTGTGTTCAAGGGACTGCACCGGGCACAGGCCGAAGAGTTCCAGCTTCTCAAGGAGCGGTTTCGCGAGGACCCCGAGGCGCTGTGGCGGTTCAACCGCAAGCCAGCGCGGGATTGGGAGGTGGCTGAGTTCCTTGCGGCGCTGGACGATTACAACCTGGTACCGATGGCCGATCCGAACACGGCGAGCCAGGTGCAGCGGATCATGAAGGCCGCTGCGGTGTTCGAGTTGGCGAAGGCTGCACCGCAACTCTACAAGCTCCGGACGGTCGCAATCCGTCTGATGCGGATGGTCGGCATCCCGGACGCCGAGGAGTTGCTGAACTCGCAGGCCGTGATTGACGCACAGGCGGCGGCACAGGCGCAGGGTGCAGCGGCGGCCGGTGGCAAGCCGTCCAATCCGGCGGTTGATCAGTCAGTGGTGGCGAAGAACACGGCACAGGCCGGACTGTTCCAGACGCAGGCGCAGCAGTTGCAGGGTGAGGCTGGCCAGAAGGCCAACGCCATCCAGGGCGACCTAGCGGACAAGGCTGCGGAACGGCAGGCCACTGCGGCGCATGAGGTGGTGCAGAGCCAGGACGACGCGGCCGATCGGGACTCGAAAGAGAAGATTGCAGCCATGCGCGTGCAGAGCGAGAAGATCAGGCTGGACGGCGAGATGCGGAAGACTGCGGCAACGCATCTGCACGAAGCTGGATTGGCGGCTGGGCAGCAACAGCACGAGCGCGGCCAGACCGCAACGCAGCAGGGCCACGAAGCCGGCATGGCTGCCGGCGAGCAGCAGCACCAGGATCAGCAGTCTGCCTCCCAGCAGGGACACGAAGCGGGGATGGCCGCGCAGCAGGCGCCGACGAAAACAGAAGGAGACGAGTCATGACGTTCGCCAGTTTGCGCGACGCTGCCAAGAAGGACGGTGCTGCCGCTGTGGCTCGCCACCGCAAGGAAGGGGGCGCCGTCGAGGACGTCCACAAGCACGAGACGCATCTGCACAAGGGCGAGCCGAAGACGAAGCTCAAGGCCGGCGGCTCCGTCGAAGGCGAGTCGTCGCGCAAGCGGCTGGACCGCGGCGGACGCAGCGAGGGCGGCAAGAAGAAGGGCGCGACCACGGTGATGCGC